TCAGATACCTTATGCTCATCTTCTAGAACAGTGTATATGTCATCAACTAAATTTTCAATTTGCATTTCCATCTCCTAAAATTAGTTGTATAGCTGCCCACTCAGCATTGCTGCCCTCGCCCACTATACTCCTCAGTCCCGTGACATTGTACTTATGAATCTTATGATTCTCACAGACTAAGCCCAGCCGTCTAAACCTTTTTGTTAAAAGGGCGCTTCATCTCCTTCTGTATCGAAGTCGGTATCTTTTTGATAAGCCACAAGATTAGTAACCATAACCTTATTTAGATACATGCTAGTACCATATTGTGATACCATCGGATGATCTTTATTAAAGCCAATTTTAACTTTAACATCAGAACCATTACCAATCAAGTTTCCGTTCATATCTTCTTTGTCACTGTTAATGACAGGAACATCGAACTTAGACCTAGCAGTGATAAAAGTACCTCTTTCATCATCACGACTTTTTGGTTGAACACCATGTTTCTCTAAAGAAGCAATAGCAACATCAGACAAATTGCAAACATCAATCTGATACTTTCCAGACATCTCATCTGGTGTATTCAACTTAGCCCAGTACGCTTTACCTTGAACAACCGCAGTTTCTCTAGCCATTTGTTATCTCCTCTGTTTTATTAAACTCGTTACTCTACACACTATACTCGATCTGCTACTAAAAGTCAACCCCTAATTTAACTTTTTTTCTAATGCGTTTCGGCCCACGTTGTTCCTACTTTCGCATCAGCATTGAGGACGATATTCATATTGAACCTAACCCCAACCTCTTGCATTGTAGTATCTGCTATTTCGCAGAGTTTGTCAACATCTTTTTTATGACATTCGTACTGTTGCTCATCGTGAATGGTATTAACAAGGTGAGCATCCAACTCTAGCTTCTTTATCTCTTCGTATAACAGAATGCTCCACTGCTTACAGCATATCGCACCTGCGCCTTGTAACAACGTATTCAAACTAGCATGAGGTGAACGAACCAATAAGCGTCTACCATCAATACCTCTAATGTATCCACGTTTAGCATACTCTTGTACCTTCTTAATCAAAGCACTTAACTTAGGCATGTTCTTGAAAAACTTTTGTTTCAATCTCTCACCATCTCTTGAACTTCCGTTAATGATGCTACCTATTTTTTGTGAACCAGCACCATAGCACAAAGCATAAATAAATGTTTTAGCTGCTTCTCTAGTAGGTAATCCAGCCGCCTTCTGATTGAGTGTATGCGGATCACCATTAACAACAGCTTCAGTAAACTCCGCATCATCCATATAGTGGGCAAGCATTCTCAACTCTAACCCTTTAGCATCTATACCCACTAGAGAATAATTGTTTGTATCTGCTACTGTCCAACAGTCTCTACACTCTTTACCATATGGTTTATAAGATGCTACGACATTAGCCATGTTAGGTTTAGAATGTGTCATACGTCCAGTTATAGCACCCATCGTTCTTACTTTACCATGTACACGATTATCATCATCAACAGCATCTATCCATGCTTCAACTGTTTTCCATCTTGTCTCTAGCATTTTCCATTCAGCTAATTGTTGTAGTGCTTTCGGCGCATTAGCAGATACAGTTTCAAGGTTACGTTCGCTAACTTTTGGATTACCTTTAGGTGTAAGCTCAACCGGCTTCCATCCGTACTCTTGCATTCTTTCAACAATCTGTTGCGGCGAAGCAAGATTGAACGGTTGAAATTCAACAGTGCTAAACTCACCGCCTACAACAGTTTCATAGTTTGGTATTTGTTTAAGACCTACGCTGGACATTTCCCCATCCAATTTTATTTTAGGTACTACCTTCTTGATAAACTTTGCTCTAGGTTTAATATCAGAAAGAACTTCAGTTTCTATTTCCTTTGCCTTACTCTTCGTTTCAGTCATAAGCATATGTGCTTTTTGCATATTTAAATAGAAACCATGTTCTTGTTGCTCATTAATAACAAACCTAATCTTATGCTCTAATTCAATACTAATATCTGAAAAATCTTTCTTCTCTTTATTAATTAGATGTTCATACAACTTTGTTGTTATTTTTGTATCTTGAATGCAGTAGTCTACCATCTCTTTAGAAAGACAGGTGAAGTCACAAAACTCGCCTTTTTCCATGCCAAGTTTGTGACCCCACGCTGCTAGTGAATGTCCTTTTTCTCTATTAGGATCAAATAGTTGTGAGAGTATAAGGGTATCCACTATTCTTTCTCTACTAATATTCATATACCATAATTTATTTAGTATAGGAATATCAAACGATAACACGTTATGACCAACAATAGTTTTGTAAGTGTTTAAGTACCTCCTTAAGTTTGTTTTATCCTGAAATATTCTAACTTCTTTAGTGCTGGTATCCTGACAGACAACAACCCAAATCTTAGTAGCATCCAGACCATCAGTCTCAATGTCTATTGTAGTACACTTATCGGACAGTTGAAACATGATGCTCTAGCCCTATATTTATTGCTGACTTCATAGGAACCTTTTTCAACAAATCGTGCTTCATTAAAAAAGTCCAGCTTGCTTATCATACCTAAATACCAACCGATTGTCAAGTCTTTTTTTATACGAACAAATGTATAACTATCACACTTTTGACGTACATTGTACGCTGATACAGAACAAGAGTATTCTGGCAATGGCTTCACAGTTGTCAATTTAGTTTTGACATCAGTGGTAGAGCCATCGGGAAGAATGATATCATAATCATAACTACTCTCCAGCTTTCCACCTAAAACTTTTAATACAATCTCTTCACCAAGCATACCAGCAACATTGCCCATACCTTTACTGATAGAGTTTTTTAGGACACCTAATTTTCTAGCTCTGTTTGAAGCATCAACGAACATGCCTTTTGTTATCTTTATTTCTTGCATCCATCATCCTCTTCATAATACTCGTGCAGACCTTCCTCTACTGTAGGCCCAGTATCCTTTTTTACTGGTTTAATTTTCTGACCATACTTTCCTGAGAACAAGTCTTTTTTAACAGGGTTGTTAGCCCACTTCCATAGTTTCTTGTTTCTCTTCTCTTTCATCGTCTTCCTCATCATAGAAAAATATTTCAACAGCATCAGGGTAATCGATCATCGCATCTTCAATGCAGTCATACATCTCATCATACTCAACTTGACCAGTACCATGACAGACATGACAGATACTAGTGCCACTTTTCCAGTAGCGTACACCATCCTCACAATCTTCGCAGTTCATAAGTACTGTGGTATTGCTAACATTAAACATCATCTGGAATCTCCTTGTCTATTTTAACCTCAAGGATAGGTACATTGTATGCAGTACCTACCCCATATTCGTAACCGGCTATCTGTATAGCCTCCAGTACACTGTGCGCTTCAATGAACTTAACTTGTTCACCAAAGCGATCTTGCCAGCGTACTCGATATTCATACTTCATACTACTTAACCTCCACCGTGATGAGATCGTCCTCATTAGCACCATACGCTACTACCTCAAACTTTTCACCTTTGTTATCATAAAAGACAATTTCTCTAAATTCAACACCACTGTAGGTTTCTCCTACACCAGCATTAGATTCTCTAATAACAATTTTCTTTATTCTATGCAAAGGTAAATTGTTTAGCATTGTCATCAGTCTAATCCTCTTCTCTCTCAATTTTAAATCTAACGACAGTGGAACCATCATTCTCTTCAGGCCACCATATTTCTTCAACTTCCCACTTATGGTCAGGACAAGTACCTAACCATTCTTTCAGTTCGTCAAACGTCATCTGTTTCTCCTATTCCAAACCATATTCAAAGATGTCTTGATGCTCACCGTTAATAGCTTCATATACATCTTGATTAGACCTACCGTGCTTGTCAAGAAACTCATCAAGAGACATCCAGACTGCATCCTCCTCCATACCCATCAACCAATCTTTAACTTTACCCATCGTGATCTCCTTTCCATTTTAATATAGTGCATGTGTTGGTGAATGTCAACCCTTAAATTCTATTAAAAAATAAAATATATAGCAAAGGTTAATATACTACTC